AAATTCAAGTTCATAGTACATACTACATCATACATTTCAGTTTTGTCTTCATCTATTTCCCGACTGATTTCTAAGCCATTTTCAGTATTAAACAAATCACAACCGGACAGAATAAATCCAACTGTGTCTTTTTTTATTTCTAGTTTACCATCTTCAGAATAAAAAAGAGTTTTAGATCCCTGCAAACCTAGGTTTTCAGACAATTCTTTGGAATTTGGAGCTATAAATACATAAAATTTTCTTAATATTCTTTTAATTGTTTGGTATAGCATAACCGAGCCCATCTTGTTTAGGGTTTTTATTTGTGAGATCCATTTGATACTTTAAATTATCTAACACTACAGAATTTTCTCTTTCAGAATATTCTTTCAAGAAATCTAAACTTTCTTCAGGATATTTTGTAAATACTTGTCTAAATATCTCCACAGCCACATCGCTAAAGTTTTTTATCTTGTTAGGTGGCATTTCTGAATACTTGGCCATCTCTTTGGCTCCTTCTTCATCCATTTCATGCAGATAGTTGACAAAACTTTTCATATTACTCCAATAAATTAGACCTTGTTGCATAGATAAATCTGTTATCGATACTTTAGGGTTATCTAGTACGAAAACAAGAAACTCTATTGCTATATAAACTTGCAAGTTAAATATAGTTCTATTTGGGAGACTAGTATGAAGAAAAAACTTATCAGTTTCGATGCTTTTAAGCAGATCGAAAATAATTCTGTGACCATGGCCGAAAAAGAATTTCTTGAAGCTGCTGAAATGCTAGCCAAAACACTTGGCAAGGAGAGGCTAGATCTCCACTGCATCAATGAGTCAAGTGTAACATTTGTTAATCAGGATGGCAATCTAGTACAAGCCACCTATTCAATCGACGGAGACACCATTCTCCTAGAAAATATCACCGAACTAGTGCTAGACGAATCAACCGTCAAGAACAATGCCAAAAGCGTTCTCGAAGCCATGGTTGACAATATTCTAGACGACAAAAACGAAGAAGCCGCAGTAAATTTCTCCGAGTATTTCTCAATCCCCATGCTTCGTGCAGGACTTCGTGAAGGAGTTGTTAACGAAGGCAAAAAGCCAAAGAAGGGTGTTATTCCTCCACAATTGGCCAAATTCATCAAGAAGAAGAAAGGCCATGAGGCAGAAGAAGAATCAGGCGAGAAGGATGATAAATTCGCAAAACTAAGCAAGAAAAATGGCAAAGGCAAGAAAGTTGCTGAGTGCATGTCCAAGCCAAAAGTAGAGTCTCTTAATATCCTTGCAAACAATATTTTAGAATTTGTTGATTTCAAGGAAAATGGAAATCTATACCAGAACATTCGCACACAGAAAGACAGGGCTGGAGATGTTGTTTCGATTGCTCTTCCAACCTCCAAGCTACGCAACGAAGGCACAGTAATGAAGATGCACCACAAGAAAGGATACGGCGAAGTTGCCAAAGGTCGTGGTTGCGCCAAGGAAATGAAGAGCGAATCCAACTGGGTTCGTGCAGTCAATGACCTCAAGCGTTTCAACGCCATGAGCGATCATGCAAGCCTTCAGACCGCCTTTGAGAATGTTGCAAGCGCTTGGCCAAATCTTCTTTATCTAACACCAGATGAACTAGCTGCAACCATCAACGAAACCCTAGAAAACTCCGGGGCTTCAAACTATGACAGCAATACTTGCGCCTTCCTAGCCGAAGGTATCCTTCGCACTGCCCACAAAGCATTTGCAGAGCATGTCGGTCGTGTTTTCGAGATAGCCGGACAGACCCCATCCGATGATTTCAACGAATTCGTTCAGATCAGCGATAAGGTTCTTCCTATGGTTGATGCCGATGAAAACAACACCACACAAGTATTCGCAGATCTTTATCGTGGACTATACGAAGTTTACAAGTCCGCTGAAAAGATTGGTGACGCTGCTATCAAAGCCGAAACAGGCGCTCTGATCTACAGCATTGCTGATGTTCTAAACAAAAAGCAACCAACCGATCTTGATCTCGCAACAGAAGCTGCAAACTACCTGAAGATGATTGCAGAAACTGTCAGCATGACTGGCTCAGACTGGAAGGTTCCTGCTCCACACGAGTCCCTAAATGGTGATAATCCCGCCATTCACAGTTACGCTTCCGTTGACGGATCTCCTAGCGCTCACGCTGGCAAATTCAAATCCAGCCCAGTAAGCGATGGCAAAACTGTCAAGGTTGATGTCGAAGACGACTATACCAAAATGAAAGGCAAGGATCTCTATCCAGACATGAACAATCCATATGCCCCAAAACCCGGTGACTTCAAAATCCACGGGGAGAAAAGCGTTGAATCTGATAAGGATTTCGGCTCATATCAGGATTCCGACACACTACCAAACATAAAGAATCCCTATCTGCCAGATCACGGAATGACAATGCAAGACACCTTGCAGCACATAATGGGAAGCAAGTAACACACTCAAGCAAAGGATAAAACATGTCCAACATGCTCTTAATAGACTGCTGTCTAAACAGTGAACTACACCTGAACTTGAATGAATCCTCCGAAAAAGGAAACACAAAGTTCAGGGGTAAGTTCCAAGAGGCCAATAAAGAAAATAAAAACCACAGAAGCTACAGTTTTGAAGCTTTGAACTCGAATGTGCAGAAATTGGATGAATGTATCAAAGCTAGAGGTCTCGTCGGTGAACTCGACCACCCAGAAGACTCCATCGTTCACTTTGAGAAGGCAAGCCATGTCATCACCAAACTCTGGTGGGAAGGCAATGTCCTAATGGGAGAAGGAGAAATTCTCAATACCCCACACGGAAAAATTCTCAAAGCCCTAATCAATGATGGTGTCCGGGTTGGCGTTTCATCAAGAGGCGTTGGCAATGGTAAAGTGAATGAAAACGGCGTTCTAGTAATTGACGAATCTTATAAGTTAATTACCTTCGATGTCGTTGCCGACCCTTCCACACACGCTGCTTTTCAGCGTAAAATTGTCGGCACTAGGGAAAGTCAGGATCACTTTTCCAAGGAAATTTACAAATCCCAGACAAAAAATGAGACCTCCTGCATACATAAAATATCAAAAGAGGCAGTAATTGCTTGCTTGGGTACTATTGTAAAAGAACAAACTGGCAACATTATTACGAGGTTAGGCTAATGGAAAATAAAATTGCTTCCGCTCTGAAAAAGATTCTTCCTGAAGATCAAATCAATGAAGTGACTTCAGCTGTAAACGAAATGCTCGTTACCGCTAAGGAAGAAATGGAAAAAGAATACAACAAGAACCTAGAAGAGGCTTACAGCCAACTATCCGGGGAACTAGCCACAGCTGAAAAAACCGCTTACGAAGGCTATCAGGAAGCTTTTGAGATCATCGCTGATCTAAGGAGCCGCCTAGATGTCCAGAAGAGCGAGTTCGAATCTCAGCTAGAAGAAGGATACGAAGAAGCCTACCAGATGCTACTTGCCGAAAGAAACAGCAAGTCTCAGGTAGAAGTAGACCTCTACGAAGAGTATGACCAAAAACTAGCCGAAATGAAGGCTTATATCGTTGAAAAGGTTGACCAGTTCCTACAAGCTAAAGGCGCTGAAATCTACGAACAAGCCAAGCGTGATCTAGTTAACGACCCCCGCATCCTAGAACACAAGGTTGCCCTAGACAAAATCGTAAACATCACATCCGACTATCTCTCCGATGAAGAGAAGACCTTCGCTACTTCAACCAAACTAGAGATGGTTAACAAATCCATTGAGGAGCTCCGTGGACAGCTTCGCATTATGGAAGCTCGCAACATCCGACTCAGCACAGACAACACCCGTCTAACCGAGTCCGTTCGCAAAGCCGCCGTACTAAACGAAGCTAGACTGCCACAAGCAGCCAACAAGGTCAAAACCACCAAGGTTTTTTCCGAACAGAATGAAAGAACCCTGAAAGTAAAGAACGCAAGCGGGAGAGGACATGTAGACACCGAAAATGTCAAAGTTATCGCTGAATTCAACGATAATTCCAACGGTGCAGTAAACGATTTGCTCGTTCTTTCAGGTGTAAAGAAATCACGGAACTAATTCTTTTTTTAAGAGGTACAAATGAACGCTAACGCACGATTTCTAAACGAAGCTAGAGAACTTGAGTCAAATTGGTCTAAAACTGGTATTCTAAAGGGTATTGAAGATCCCTATGTCCGCTCTGCTACTGCAGTGCTTCTAGAGAACCAGAGACTGATCAATGAGACCTCAACTGATACTAGCGATGTCGCTCAGTTCAAGAGAATTTCTATTCCTCTTGTTCGTCGTATCTACCCCCAGCTAATTGCTAACAAGATTGTTAGCGTGCAGCCACTACTCGGACCAACCGGCCTAGTGTATTATCTCCGCTTCCGTTATTCCAGCAACAAGGGTGCTATCCGTGGTGCTTCTAATAACAGTGGCTTCCCCGGCGACGATGTCAACTCCCTCCAGCAGCTTGCTAGCGGCGATGGCAACCTCGACATATACTACTCCAGCCAGTTCATCCAAAACGAGACAACCGCTACCCTAACCCGTGTTGCCTCAACCAATATGAACTTCGGCAACCTAGAACACACCCCAGTTCTAGCCGGAACCGTTACCGGTACCGTCTACAGCAGCGGCGCTGCTATCCAGACCTTCACCATAAGTTCTTCTGGTACCTTAAACTTGAACACCGTTTCAGGTGCAACCCCTCTAGTTCAGAGCTCTGGCTCCAGCCTAAACCTCACCACCGGTGAACTATTCCTAGGCCAGAATGCTACCTCTGGTACTGATAGCATCTATGTTGTAGTTTCCTACGAGTACAATATGGAATGCAATCAAGATCTTCCTGAGATAAATCTAGTAATTGAATCCGAAGAAATTGTTGCCAAGACCCGTAAACTCAAGGCTGTTTGGTCCTATGAGGCTCAGCAAGATCTCCGCTCACAGCACAACCTAGACGCTGAAGCTGAGCTAACCGCTGTTCTCGCTCAGGAAATCAACCTCGAAATCGACCGTGAAGTTATTCAGGACCTCCGCAACAACGCCGGTACCGTTGCCGCTTGGGACCTAAGCACCGCCCTAGGTGATACCATCAAGGAAAAATACGAGTCACTATATGTGAAAATCGTTGAAGTCTCCAATGTGATCCATCGTAAGACCCTCCGTGGTGGCGCTAACTTCCTAGTAACTTCCCCAGAAGTTGCCTCGATCTTCGAAACAGCCACCGCTGGCTTCGCTCCCGCTCCTAGCGAGACCTTCACCAGCAGCCTAGGCATCCAGTATGTCGGCACCGTAGCCAACCGCTACCGCCTCTACAAGGATCCACTATTCCCAACCAACCAAATCCTCTTGGGATACAAGGGCGACAGCTACATGGACAGCGGATACTTCTACTGCCCATATGTACCTCTAACACAAACACCAACTGTGCTAGACCCAGAAAGCTTCTGCCCCCGAAAAGGAATTTTAACTAGGTATGGTAAGAAACTGCTAAGAGAAGGTGCAAAGTTCTATGCAAGGCTATCAATTGCCAATTTTGTCGTGTAGGCAAAAGATACAAATACTCTTTTTATCTAAAATTGAGTATAAGAAAAACCCCGGAGAAATCCGGGGTTTTTTGTTTATCTGGAAATAATTTCTACATTTTTTATAG